AACAAAATAATTTAACAACAAGTGAAATAAGAAAATTACTTGCTTATCATCAAGATGAATTTAAACATAACGAACAAAATTATAATGATAAAGAATTACATTGGTATCATAGTGATGCAATTGAAATGTATTCTGAATGGTTAAAAAAACATAAATAAAAAAAACAATGAATAAAGAAAAACTAACAGAGTTGTATAAAGCTTACAAGCTTTCAAAAGAAGATGTATTTTCGCATCAACATTATTTAATCATCACAAGAAGCGGTGTTGAGAAATTAATGGCACAGTCAAACATTACAATCAATTATGAAGTGATTAGATGTGAGCCTAATTTTGCAGTAATAAAAGCATTAGGTGTAAAAGACGATAAACGTATAGAAACCTTTGGTAGTGCTTTAAAAGGTGCAAGTTATAAAGAAGGCTCGACTAATTCTTGGTATGTAATGGAACTCGCAGAAAAGCGAAGTCAATCAAGATGCGTACTTAAAATGCTAAATCTATATGAATATGGTATATTTGGCGAAGATGAAAGTGAAAGTTTTAAAAAACAAAAAACAGAATATAAAACCCTATAAATAAATAAATATGAGTGCATTAATTAATTTTAGTTTAAACGTAGCAAAGCTACCAAAAGAGAAGTTTATCGCTGGTAAAGATGGTGCGGTATATGTAAACCTTACAATGTCTGTAAATGACGAAACACGATACGGAAATAATACTGGTATCTATGTTAGTCAAACACAAGAGGAAAGAGAAGCCAAAAAACAAAAGACTTATCTCGGCAACGGCAAGGTAGTTTGGAACAACGGAACTATTGTGAACGCTGAAAAGGAAGTACAAGAAGCTGTACAAGAACACCCAGCAGAGGCAGACGGACTGCCATTTTAATTTTTTTTATAATCAAGGGGGGTTTTTACCCCCTTTTTTTATACCTTTAAGCAAAACAATAACTAACTAAAGAAATGACAGAAGAACAAACTACACAACAAATGTTGATGGAACTAATAAAAGAGGAGTGTACAATAGACACTTCTATAGATATTGAGTACCCACCAACCGCTTTGAGTTTAGGAGAAAAGACAATACAAACAAAGGGTGGACAATTAACATACCCTATTGGTTTATCCACATACGGAAATATAAGTTACATCACAGCACCGCCAAAAAGCAAAAAATCATTTTTTGTATCACTACTTGCATCAGTATATTTAAGTGGTGGCAATAACTTTGGTGGTAAATTAAAAGGACACAGAGAGGGCAAATGCTTAATGCATTTTGATACAGAGCAAGGGCATTTTCACGCAGCACGATGTTTTAAAAGAGCAGAGCAAATGGCTAACATAAAAGATGTAGGTTGCTATCAAACCTATGCCTTAAGAACATTAAGCTATACACAAAGATTAGAGTTTATAGAATGGTCATTAGAACAAAATAAAGAAAACGGAAAAGAAACTGGTGTAGTTTTCATAGATGGCGCAGCAGATTTAGTCGCAGATGTAAACGACCTTAAATCTTGTAACGAGATGGTAGCTAAACTTATGCAACTATCAACACGCTATAACACACACATAATGGTTGTTATGCATCAGAACTTTGGAAGCAGTAAATTAGGAACTGGTCATCTTGGTAGTTTTTTGGAGAAGAAAGCAGAAACTGTTATAGAATTAGAATTAAATACAACAAACAAGGATTGGGTTACAGTAATGTGTAGACGTTCAAGAGGTTTTCCTTTTGAAACCTTTAGCTTTAGTATTAACGAGTTTGGGCTACCATTTGTAGTGGGCGAGATATACGACCCATTAGAATATTTTGTAGTGCCGAAAAATAAAATTTTAGAATGAAAAAAAGCCTTGTTGAAGTAGCCTATTTAAGACACCAAGATTGGTTAAGGGTAGTGTATGCCTTTGGGTGTAACAAAAGTATGGCAGAGGATATTGTTATGAGTATGTACGAACAGCTTATAAGAGATGTAGACAAAGGGTTAGACCTATGGCACGGCGATGATGATGTAAACATATACTACTGTTGGAAAGTGTTAAGAGGCATATACTTAAACACACACAAAAAAGAAGCAAGGCAAATGAAAGAATACATAGAAGAAATAGACGAACTAAAACAAGCAGAAGATTTAGGAGTAGACGAAGTAGAATACGCTAAACGCAAAGACCAAATAGATGGCATATTGGATGAACTTTATTGGTACGATAGAAAAGTATTTGAAATATGCGCAAGTGGTAAAAGCGTAGCAGCATTAAGCAGAGAAACTGGTATAAGTTATTACTCACTTTACAACACATACACAAACGCAAAGAAACACATAAAAGAACAGCTATGATTGAAACTTTTAAAAGAGATTTAGCAAGGGGTAAGTATCACGAAAATTATATTTTAAATATAGTAAAATCTAAATACAGTGAAGCATATATAATTGATGGATATTTTAAGGATTATGATATATATATTCCAGAAGTTAAATTTGGTATTGAAGTTAAGTCCGACGAGAAAAGCAAGTACACAAATAATATAGTTATAGAAATAGAGTTTAATTCTAAACCATCAGCATTAAGTACTACAAAAGCAAAGTATTGGGTTATATATGATGGTTATGATTATAATTGGTTTTTAACTAATAGCATAAAAGACTGCATAAAAGATAACAATTTAAGTTATGTTGAATTTATAGGAAAAGGAGATACGAAAAGCAAAAAAGCATATTTGATAAAAAAAGAAATGTTATATAAATATAGGGAATTATGAAATTAGGAGATTTAGTATATTACATTACTTACTATACTGGCATACGTTGGGTAGTAAAAAAGATAAGCAAAGCACTTAATAAAGATTGCGGATGCGATAAAAGACGAGATGACTGGAACGACATAGATTTAGACTTATGGAATTAGAACACAGAAAACAATGGGAACAATTTAAAGCAGAGGTTACAAGCAAACTAACACAACCACAATACAAGCTATTATGTAAGCTACACGCAAAGTATTTTAATCACGCTTATTATGAGCCTTGCAGTTGCAGACCCAAAGAGTTAAAACGATGGATAGCCGATATTGACAGACTATACAATAAATGATAAAAAATGTACACAAGTGGGAAAAGGCAGTAATAATGTTATTGAATTCAGATGGATGGAACTTAACACATACTGGCGATGGCTTTGAGCATTACGATGCAATAGGCTATGCACCAGAAAAAAATGGAAAGAGAGCAGAGGTAGTAATTGAAATGAAGTTTAGAAACAAATACTACAAAGAAAAAATGTTAGAGGTGTACAAGTACGACAAGCTAATAGAAACTAATAAGATAGCCCTATACTTTGTGAATGACCCTAAAGGTAATTATATGTATTGGCTAAACAACCTAACAGACTTGAAGAAGAAAGATATGTATTGTCCAGACACTACGCTATGGACTAAAAAGAAATTATTAAAGGCTTGTTACTTACTTGACGAAGCCCAAGCATCAATAATTAATTTGAACAGTTTTAAGAAGTAGGATAAAAGTTTTCGTAAAAAAGTTAGTTAATAATTTGTTTATAACGTTTATTATGTTGTATATTTGTGTAAACAATAACAAAAAACAATTATTATGGATTATTTATCAAATTTCACAGTAACAGAAATATTAAGAAAGTTTAAACTTCCTTATAACTCATTAGAAGCCGATATATTTTTAATCGGTTTAAGTCAAGGGTATACTGCTTTACAGTCCTTTAAAATGATGAGAATAGTAACTAAATAACAAAAACAAATGGGGGTGTAAAAACCCCCTTATATTATGACACAACTACAAGACTTAAAAAAAGAACTTCGGCAAATAGAAGCCACGCTACACCACCTTGATAAAATGGAAGGGGTTACTGAACGTATGAAGAAACGTTTAGAGGATAGAGAACTATATATAAGAAGTATAATTTATAACATACAATAACAATGAAAAAGACAAAGACTGGATTACATATCCAAACACGAAAAAACAGAATTGAGGTATTAACTGAAAAAGAGTTAGAATTAAAAGAACTTAAAAAAGCAGAACAACGCCAGCTGGTAGTAATGGCATCTATTTTATTACTTGCATTTCTTACGTTTTGTTTTGGGTTTATGATTGGATATGGTAGCTAATGGACTTACTACAAAAACAAGCATATAACCTTTGGTTTAATTGGTTAGCCGATAAGATAATGGAGTGGAAAGATGCCAAGCCATTAAACACCGACTTACGCAACTGTATAAAAGCTATGAACGAAATAGGTACATTTGTAAATGGTCTGCGTACAGAGGTTGAGGTACTACATAAAAGAGTACAGCTAATTAGACAACAGAAGAACGAACTGATACAAAAACAACAAGAAGAAATAACACAATTAAAAGACGATTTAAACAAATACGAAATGCATTTTATAGACGAACCAGATGAAGTAAGCACTTGTAGAATGTGCGACACAGAAACCAACGGACAGACATACTGCTCGGAAGATTGTAAAAACTATGACCTTGAATAATATGGATAAGATAAAACTATTAGACAACAAATACTACGACAGAGCAGAACTGCTTAAACGTATGGAAGATGACACCTTTTACTATGGGGAACTAAATACCCTTGCTTTAAGTAGTAGTAGCCTTAAACAGCTTCTATCAAGCCCAAAGACATATAACTTTAGTTTGAAGTATGGTAGTGGCGAAAGTCAAGCACTACGAGATGGGTGGCTATTTCACACAGCTATATTAGAGCCAGAGGTATTTGCAGCACAAACTTTTATAGATGTGCAAAGCAAGAACACAAAGAAGTTTAAAGAAGCTAAAGCAGAAAACCCAAGAGTGTTTACAATGAAAGAGCGCAATGATGCTGATAGGCTTGTAGATGCGTTCTACAGAAACGAACACGCAAAGGAACTAATAACCAAAGCAGAGTTTGAGATACCAGCTATTGACAACGTATTAGATATGCCATTTAGAGGCAAGGCAGACGTATTAGCTACTAACAGAATAGTAGACCTTAAAACAACTACAAACATAAAAGACTTTTCTTGGTCAGCTAAAAAGTACGGATACGATGTACAATGCTACTTGTACTGTAACTTATTTGGTAAGACACACAAAGAGTTTTATTTCTTGGCATTAGACAAGGGTAGTTTGGATATTGGTATATTTAACTGCTCTGAAGAATTTTACTTTCAAGGCGAGGAAAAAGTAGAAAAAGCACTACACCTATATAATCAATTTTTTATAGAGGGTGCAGATTTAGATAACTATTGTTTAACTGGAGAGTTATGAATGTAGATTTATTTGGAGAAAAAATAGAAACTAATCCTTTGTTAAGAGATAAGTTTATAGAGCCACCTTTCAGCGTGTTAGACACTAAAAGTGGGAATTGGCAAAGACGAAAAAAACTTTGGAAAAAATTAGGTATTAAAAGCGAAGTCGGAAGAAGCGCAATATCTATAAATAATGGTACTGATGATTATAGAGAAATAAAAAACAAAAAAAACTATAATAATAAAGAAAAATACACATCTATATTTGACCCATCATTATGCGAAATTATTTATCATTGGTTTTGTGAAAAAAATGGAAGTATTTTAGACCCATTTGCTGGTGGTAGCGTAAGGGGTATTGTTGCTAACTATATGGGTTATAAATATACTGGTGTAGAATTAAGAAAAGAGCAAGTCGAAAGCAATAGAGAACAAGCATTAGATATATTAGAATTAAACAACCAACCGCAATGGTATGTAGGGGATAGCAACAAGGTGCTTAATGAATTAAATAAAGAATATGATTTTGTATTTAGTTGTCCACCTTATGCTAATTTAGAAGTTTATAGCAAATTAGAGGGCGATATATCTAATATGAATTATAATGACTTTTTAAATGCTTATGAAAGCATAATCGAAAAAAGCTGTAAATTATTAAAAAAAGATGGTTATGCTTGTTTTGTTGTTGGCGAGGTTAGAGATAAAAAAGGTAATTACATAGGTTTTGTTCCAGATACTATAAAAGCATTTCAAAAATGTGGTATGCAATTTTATAACGAAGCAATTTTATTAAACCCAGTTGCAAGTGCTTCAATGAGAGCAAATGGTAATATGAAAACTAAAAAACTTGTTAAAATACACCAAAACATATTAATATTTAAAAAATAAAACAACTATGAAATTAGATTTAAAGATTGAGTATTTAGGAAAGAAAGAAAGAAAAGGAGATACAGAAAAGGATATGTACCACCTATCGTTTAAAACTTACAACGCAGAGATAAATGGTAAGTTTGAACGTAGTGAGATACGACACCTTATACAACAATTAGACAACGCTATTATATAAGCAAAGCAAATGAGAGCAACATACTTACATTACGAAAACGGAAAGGGCTACGATGTGATAGACTTTATAAAGGACTACAACCTCAACTTCAATAGAGGCAATATAATTAAATACGTTTGTAGAGCTGGTAAGAAAGACAACGAACTAAAAGACCTTGAGAAAGCAGCAGACTACCTAAAGCGAGAGATAGAATACATAAGAAACGAACAAGAGAAATGGATAGAGAAGAACAAGTAATAAGCGACAAGCACCTTAACTATTTAAAGTGTGTTCTAATAAGCCAACTACTATTAGAGGCAAACGATGACCTAAAAGGTAGCAAAGCGTTTAAACAAAACGTAAAGTACCAAGTAGGTAAGACTAACCAAATATTAGAAAAAGTCTACCAAGAGGGGTTTAATACAGTATACCACAACAACCCAGAGATGTGCTTAAACGTACTTAACAAAATAGATGGACTGATACACAAAATAAAAACAGCCACCATAGACGAGTTAGTAATGATAGATGCATTAGTAGACCAATACTTTAACAACAAAGAAGAAATAAACGAAACCCAAACAGCAGAATTTACAAAGATAGATTAGATATGAAATTAAAAGACATTAAACAAGAACTAAACAAATACTACAAGTTTGATATAGCAGAACGCAATAGACAAAGAGAATACGCATACGCAAGAAAAGTATTTTGTAGACTTGCAAGAGAGTTAGGATATACATTCCAAGCATTAGGCGATGAGATAGGAATAAAACACGATGCAGCAATATATCACTACAATGATTTTAAATCAATAGATGAAAGAGATAAAATAATATTCAACCTAATTATCAAAGATAACAGGCTACCTATAAAACTATGTTCTGTTAAGAGAAAAAGAGCAAAGGCAAAGTTTAACCCAGATACGATAAAAACAAAAAACCCTTCTACATATAAAGAGGCACTAATAAACGACATAATAGACACTATAAACTCTTGGGAAGAAGAAAGCATAAACAACTTCATACATACAAGACTAACACCATACAACAAGCTAATAAAAGCTACTAAACCACAAAAGAAAGTAAAAGAAGTAAAAGGTGCTAAACTAAACAGACCAGTTAAAAACCCAGTGCTGTGCTAAAAAAATATAATTCTGTTTATATATTAGTAGCTTGAATAATCAAGTTTTATCAAGATAAAAGATATGAGCGAAAATCACGGAGGTAAAAGACAAGGTGCTGGTAGAAAACCAAAAGCACAAGAACAAAAACTAATAGAGCGGTTAGATGCTATAATAGACAAAGACGAAGCATTGGGTAAGTTAGGAGAGTTAGTAACAAAAGGCGATATGAGGGCTTTACAGTTGTATTTAGGGTATAGGTATGGTAAACCTAAAGATAGCGTAGACATTAATTCTTCAGAGGGCTTAAACATTAATTTTAGAGATTTATTAAAATTCGTTGATTGAGGTAAAGAAAAAATATATGCCTATTGTACAAAGCGACAGTAGGTACTACATTGTAAGTGGTGGGCGTGGTTCTGGGAAGTCATTTTCAGTAAACGCCCTTTTGGTTATGCTTACCTATGAAGCTGGGCATACAATACTATTTACACGTTATACATTAACATCTGCTTATATATCTATTATACCAGAGTTTATAGACAAGTTAGAACAGTTTGGCTCAATAGAACACTTCCACATAACTAAAGACGAGATACTAAACAAAAAGACTGGTAGCAAAATAATATTCAGAGGTATAAAGACATCAAGCGGCGACCAAACAGCAAACCTTAAATCTTTACAGGGTATCACTACTTGGGTGGTTGATGAAGCAGAAGAACTAACAGACGAGCAGAAGTTTGACACAATAGATTTATCGGTAAGAGAGAAAGGCTTACAGAACAGAGTTATACTAATACTAAACCCAACAACTAAAGAGCATTTTATATACAAGCGTTTCTTTGAGGACAGAGGGATACAAGAGGGAAGCAATACAACCAAAGACAACACAACCTACATACACACCACATACATAGACAACATAGACAACCTATCTAAAAGCTATATAGAACAAATAGCACAGATGCGTGAACGTAGACCAGAGAAATATAAGCAACAAATGTTAGGTGCGTGGCTAAACAAAGCAGAAGGCGTTATATTTAGCAACTGGACAATAGGGGAGTTTAAAAGGTATGGTGTTAGCGTGTGGGGTCAAGATTACGGATTTGCAGCAGACCCAAGTACACTTGTTGAGGTAAACATAAACACAAGCACTAAAACAATATATTTAAAAGAGTGCTTTTACTTGCCAAGACTAACAACATCACAAATAGCAGACCTTAACTTAAAACACGCAAAGGATGGCTTAATAGTAGGGGATAGTGCAGAGCCAAGACTACTTAACGAACTAAAAGCAAAAGGGTGTAGTGTAAAGCCATCAATTAAAGGGCAAGGTAGTGTAACGTATGGCATAAGCCTTTTACAAGACTACGACCTTGTTATAAGCCCAGACAGTACAAACCTTATTAAAGAACTAAACAACTACTGCTGGTTAGAACGCAAGAGCAACACACCAATAGATAAGTACAATCACTTAATAGACGCTATTAGGTATGCAGTAGGGTATCAATTACAAAATCCAAACAGAGGCAAATACGCAGTACATTAACCACTAAAATAATTTGAAAACGTTTATATATTAGTATGAAAGTTAATTTAACTATACCAACAACACTCAACGAGATAACTTTAGGACAGTACCAAGAGTATGCAAAACTGTCTGATTTAAACGAAACAGACTTACAACTAAAGACCATTGAGATATTCTGCAACGTGCCAGAGTTAGTGGTTAGAAATATGAAAGCCACAGACATAGTAGAGATATGCAGTATTATAAATGGTATGTTTGACACAAAGCACCATTTAATAAGTATGTTTAAAATGAATGGTATTGAGTATGGGTTTATTCCAAGCCTTGAGGATATGTCCTTTGGCGAGTATGTAGACCTTGATACTTTCATAGGGGACAACGATAACCTACATAGAGCTGTAAACGTATTATACAGACCCATAGAACACAGAAGCGGAAGCAGATACACTATAAAAGACTACGAGCCTAACAATAGCGAACTGGCAAAAGATATGCCTTTAGATGCTGTACTTGGTGCGGTGGTTTTTTTTTACAATTTAGGCAAGGACTTATCGATAGCTATGCTGAACTCTTTGGACAAGAAGAACGAGGAGATTTTAGCGCAGTATCTAACTTCACAGCCAAATGGGGGTGGTACAACTCAATCTATGGGTTATCTAACGGAGATATTACAAAATTTGAACATATCACTAAATTAGGTGTACACGAGTGCTTAACATACTTAACATACACTAAAGAGAAAAACGAAATAGAAGCAAGACAAATTAAAAGCAAGTTTAAATGAGCCAGACAGGAATAAGAGGTTTTTACCTACTAACAGAAACAATAAAAGACCAACTACTTGGCGATGTAAATGTAAACACAGTTACAACTGGCGATATATACGACATTGATTTAGCAAAGCAATCTATATTCCCATTAAGCCACATTATAATAAACAACGTTACAACACAAGAGCAAACGCTTACGTTTAACATTAGTGTATTAGCTATGGACATAGTAGACGAAAGCAAAGAACCTATTACTGACATATTTAGAGGGAACAACAACGAACAAGATATATTAAACACACAATTAGCAGTATTAAACAAGTTAGTAATGGTGTTAAGAAAAGGCACACTATATAGCGACCAATACCAATTAGATGGAGATGCAACGCTTGAGCCTTTTTACGAAAGGTTTGACAATCGTTTAGCTGGGTGGTCTGCTACGTTTAATGTGTTTGTAAAGAACGATATTACAATATGTTAGCAGATAAGTATTTAAGGGATGAACTTAATAAGTTTGCTAAATACGTTATACAGCAAAGTAGAAGCAATCTAACTAAAGGCAAAAAGAACAGCTCTAAAGAACTTTATAACAGTTTAGGGTATGATATAACCCAAAAGGGAGGTACTACGTCTATGGGCTTTAAAATGGCTGATTATGGTGTGTTTCAAGACAAAGGGGTAAGCGGTAAAGAAAAGAAATACAATACACCTTATTCCTATACAACTAAAATGCCACCAAGAAAAGCATTTGACAAATGGATAGTTAGAAAGGGTATAGCACCAAGAGGCAAAGGTGGTAAGTTTTTAAGCAGACAAAGTTTACAATACTTAATAGCAAGAGCAATATATAAAAAAGGAATAAAGCCAAGTTTGTTTTTTACAAAACCATTTGAAGCAGCGTTTAAGCGTTTACCAGATGATTTAGTACAAGCATACTCAATAGGATTAGAGAAACAAATACAAGTAAACATAAACAAGAAATGAGCAAGATAAACGCAAGAAGTCCATACTATGTAAGCCTAACGGCTACAAATCTTACGCAAGTAAATATGGAATTGTATGTATATACTGGATTACGAACAAACAGAACTAATTTATTTACACTTACATCTTTTGCAGTTAATAATGTAGTAACGTTTGAGATTAGCGAAATAGTAAGGGATTATTTACTTAATACTTTTGATGGAGATTACGCATCTGCTAATGTATGGGTGGATTACAGAACAAATAGCTACATTCAAGGTGTTGCTCAAGGGTTTACTTCTTATACACAATTAACTGGCTTTGATGGTTATGGTTATTTTGAAGATGGTGCTAATCCACAAAACGCAGACACAGTATTGCAAACAAACAGAAGTATTTTAAAATTAGCAGATACTCCAGCAGTTTTACCTTTATATATTAATCAAGATATTGATGTTTCTTATTTGTTAAATGGTCAAGTTGTGTATTCTACTGATTTCGGTTTTGACCCAGAAAACACAGAACAGATAAAATACGTTACTAATGGAGTGAATGGTGCTGATATGTTTGAAGATAGGGTTATACAAGATGGTGGTACTTTTGAGAGTAATGTATGTTTAACTGCGTTTGAAGATGAATTTGCTCTATTGGCTGTGGATGAAATAAGAGTATCTGATGAGGATGGCAATTTAACTATAATAACAGTACAAGATATTGAGGAATGTAAATACCAGCCTTATAAACTAACATTTGTAAATAAGTATGGTGCTTTACAATCTATATGGTTCTTTAAGAGAACAAATGAGGTACTAACTACTAAAACAGAAAAGTTTAAGCGTAATATAGTTGTTAATGGCTCTTACGATACAAGTAGACATCAGCAAAAGATACTGACTAAAAACGGAAGCGAGAAACTAACACTAAACACTGGCTTTTATCCAGAGGAATACAACGATGTATTTAAACAAATGCAGTTAAGTGAAGATTGTTGGATTGAGATAAACTCACAGACATTACCAATAAACGTAAGCAGTAGCAGTCTAAACTACAAAACACATTTAAACGACAAACTAATAAACTACACAATAGAAGTAGAATTTGCTTTTGATGCTATTAACAACATACGATAGATGCAGATAATAGAACTATACATAAAAGGGTATAATAGATTAGAGGGCGGTGTTACTGGGTTTGCAACTAATAAACTTGTAGACAATACTGGTGTGTTTAATACAAGCGTAAATGTAGGAGATATTGTAACTAACAAAAGAACACATTTAACCGCATCAATTACAGTTATTGATAGCGATACGCAGTTAAGCCTTTCTGCTGATTTATTTACAAGCCCTAATACAGACCAATACATAATTGAAAGCGATTACTTTAGAGCTGATTTATTTGAGGATGAGAGCATAACCATAACAGACACCTTACTAAACCTTAAAGACATAGGCAAGGTATTTACACCTTTTAGTCAGCAGTTTAATCTACCAGCTTCTAAAACCAATAACAAACTATTTAGACATTACGAAAATCAAAATGTGCTTAACAGTTTCGATGCACGATTTAAACACGATGCGGTTATAAAGCTGAACGGAATAGACTACAAGAAAGGTAAGATACAGTTTAAAAGCGTAACATTAAAAGACAACAAAGCACACGCATACAAAGTAGTGTTCTTTGGCGATGCGGTAGTATTAAAGGAGATTGTAGGAGATACAACTTTACAAGGCTTGAAGTATGACAACGCTTATAACTTTACATATAACCAAACAAACATAGAGAACTTCTTTACTGCTAATTTATCTACGCTAACTTCTACTTACGGAAGCGATGATATAATAGTGCCTAATATACACCACAGTAAAAATATGCGGTATTCTACTACTGATGGTTATGAGGATAGCATTACTTCTACTGGTCTTGTTTATACTGATTTAAAACCAGCTATAAAATTAAAAGCTATTATAGAGGCAATAGAAAGAACATATCCAGAGTTAAGTTTTACTGGTTTCTTTAAGACTTCAATGTTTTTTAACTTTTATATGTGGATGCACAAAAATGAGGGTTATGTAACAAATGCAGATGAAGGCGATGGTGTAAACATTTCTGTAAACAGATTTAGACACCAAGACGATGAAGACCCAACATATACTTACAACGCTACTGGTTCAGATATTGCAGATGTAAGGAGTTTATATCTATTAGGTTATTTTGGTGGCGGTGGTGTTTATAGAAAATACAAAGCAACTTTATCAATAACAACATCAACTCCAGAGAATTATACTGTAAGAATTAAAAGAGGTAGTAATGGAGATTTGATTACTTCAAGAGAATACACAAACCAAACTGGAACAGTTAATATTGAAGAAGAATTTTTAAATTTAGGTGCTATTTCAAACGCTAATAATAATATGTCATTATTGGATTTGATTGTTGAGGTTGAAAGCGAGAACACAATAACAATGACACAAAATTTGGCTATTGAATATAAACTCAAAGTGCCATTTGTAGCTGGTTTTCAAACACAATGGATTGCTAATTATACACCTACTAATCAAGATGTGGAAAATACTTTTGATATAAGTAGACAAATGCCAGAGATGAAAGTGATGGACTTCTTAAGCGGTTTGTTTAAGATGTTTAATTTACTTGTCTATAAAGATGGAGATAATATAAATGTAGAGTTAGCAAAAGTATATTATCAAAACGAAGATGCCTACGACATCACAAAGTATGTAGATATGGAAAAGGCAACTGTGGATAAGCTCTTTCAGTACAAGAAAATGGACTTTAAATTTAAAAGCAAAGAAAGTTTCCTTGTTCAGTTTTCAGACGAGATACAAGGCGTACCATTTGCAGAAGAAGATTTTGGGGATAATAAATTCGATGGCGGTACTTATACAGTAGAATTGCCTTTTGAAAAGATGATGTATGAAAGGCTAACAGACCCAGACGATAATGATAGTTTAACTCTTATTGGTCAAGGTGCGTTTTTAAATAAACAGTTTGAGCCTACTATTGGAGAGCCTTTAATATTTTCAAGCATATATCAATCTAACACAGATAGTGAACTAACAATAGGTGGTAGTGCTCCAATCAGTTACAGACGACCGAGTAATGTTACAGCAATAGGAGAATGGGGATGGAATACAAGATTACAGTTAAACTTTGGTTTAGAAGCAGATGAGTTTCTGCAAGAAATACCAACGTTAAGCACTAACTTATTTGAAGATGGGTATTTTGATTATGTGCAGACAATGTTTGACCCAACATCAAGGTTGTTCAAATACACCGCATACTTACCTTTAAGCATATTGCTAAAGCTACAATTAAAAGACAAACTAGTAATAGCTAACAACGCATATAGAATAAACAGTATAAAAACAAATTTACTAACCAATAAAACAGAATTAGAGCTATACAATAGAAGCGAGTTTGTAAGTCAAATAAACAACAATCAGTTTGCTTATTTAGACAGAGTAGCACAAGTTACAGTTTCGGCTAAAAGCACAGACTTTATTACTATAACTTGGTCAGCAGTTAGCAATGTGGTTGGATATGATATTATTTTAAATGGTGGAGTATTTTCAACAGAAGCAAACACAGTAACAACAAAGAAAATAACTGGTTTAGAAAGCGGAACAACATACAATATAGGGGTAAGAGCAAAATACAGTATAAGTGGAGATGATGCTTATTCATTCGATACAACTATAACAGAAACAACGTTATGATAAAGTTAATATTAGATAGCTTAAAATACGCAAAAGGAGAAACAGAAAACATCCGTATAGCACAAGGTAAACACAAACTACCTACAACACTAAAAGAGGGTTACAAAGCACTTAAACAAGAAATAAAATGGCAGCAGAAAGAACAGTAATAATTAAAGTAGAAACCGAACAAGGAATAAAAGCAGTAAATGAGTTAAATAGTAAAGTAACTCAAACGACTAAAACAGCTCAACAAACTGGTAAAGGTTTTAAAGGTGCTTTTGCTGGAATGAAAAACGCGATACTCGGAGCTATTCCAGCTTTAAATGCTTTTAGAACTGCATTAATAAGTACAGGGGTTGGTGCTATTGCGGTTGCAGTTGGCGCATTAATTACAGGTTTTACGGCTGCTACAAAAAAAGGAGCTGAATTTGCTAAAGCATTATCTAGTCTTAAAGCGGTAGCTGGTGCTGCTCCTGATGAGATGCAAAGATTATCAAGCCAAGCAAAAGAGTTAGGAGCTTCAACTGCTTTTACTGCATCTCAAGTTTTAGAACTTCAAACAGAATTAGCCAAGCTAGGGTTTGCAGTTGCAGATATAAAAAATGCAACTCCTGCTATTCTTGATTTAGCAGCAGCTTTAGATGTTACCTTAGCAGATGCAGCCTCATTTGCAGGTTCTACTGTTAGGGCTTTTGGTTTAACAACTCAAGACACTCAAAGGGTTGTAGACGTAATGGCAAAAAGTACAGCATCTTCTGCTTTAGATTTTATTGCGTTACAAGAGTCTTTAAAATTAGTAGCACCTACATCAAATGCTTTAGGTGTAAGTGTAGAAAAAACAACAGCACTTTTAGGAGCTCTTGCTGACTCTGGTCTTAAAGGCTCTATAGCTGGTACTGGATTATCAAAGACATTTATTGAATTAAATAAAAAAGGTGTAACATTAGAAAGCGCTTTAGAAAAAGTTAAAAATTCAAGTAACGGACTTAATACTGCTATTAATTTAGTTGGTGTTGTAGGTGCAAAGTCTCTTTTAAATTTAGCTAATGCTGGAGATAAAATTGGTGATTTAGAAGATAAATTTTTAGTAGCAGGACGCGCTGCAAAAAGTATTGCAGAAACTAGACTAGATAATTTAGCTGGAGATACTACAAAACTATCAAGTGCTTGGGAAGGTTTTTTACTACAAATTGAAGATGGTAGTGGGGGTTTAAATAAATTAGCAAGGGGTGCAGTAAAATTTTTAACTAATTCTATAACATTTTTAGCTGATGCAATTGATGTTACAGTGTTTACTTTTAAAGATGGTTGGGCAAATATAAAACTTTATACAAGTGGAGCTTCTGACGTATTAAGTGGGTTATTAAGTAAGCTAGGGAGTGGAATTAAAAAGTTTGCAAATAATGCTTTAATACAAATAGGTAAAATTCCAATTATTGGACAAGCTATAGATGTTGAAGCTGCTAAACAAAGAGTAGACGAAGCAGCAGCCGCAATTGACGAAGCAGAACAAAAAATAGAACAAGGTAGAAGTAAAATAAGGACTGCTAAGTTAAATAATGATACTGCGTGGATTAGATATAGTGAACAAAAGAAAAGACAAGAACAAGAATTAGAAGCGATTAAAACTCAAAAAGCTTTAGAAGAACAACAGGAAAAAGTAGATGAAGCCGATGAGGAACAAATTAAAAAAGAACGCGAAAACCTTAAAAAGCTTAAAGAAAAATTTAAAAAAGCAGATGAAGATTTTGAAGATAAAAGTTTTGAGGAAAAAGCTAAGCGACAAAGAGAACGAGCTTTAGCGGAGCTAGATGCATTAAAATTAAGTGAGACCGAAAAGCAAGAGGCTAAAAAACAAATAAACGATTATTACAATAAACTTGAAGCTGATGCAAGACAAAAAGACGATGATGCTGCAAAAGCAAAAGAAGAAAAAGCAGCTTTAGAGAAAAAACAAAGAGATAAGAAAGCGCTTGAGGAACAAAAACTATTAAACCAACAAATAGCAGAAGCTCAACAAAATTTAGAACAAGCAAAAGCTAATGCAATAAGAGGAGGTTTACAAGTTATAGGAATGTTAGCTGGTAAGTCTAAATCTGTTGCTAAAACATTGTTAGTTGTAGAAAAAGGGTTAGCAATAGCACAAGTTATTTCAAACGCTGCAAAAGCAATAGCAGCAGCAAAAGCAAATTTAGCTGCAACTCCAGCGGTCATTGGGGTTTTACCAAATCCAGCTTACGTTATTCAAGCCGCTGCAACTGCTAAAGGCATACTTTCTACTAAACTAACCGCTGCTACTTCTATTGCAACTATTGCTGCACAAGCGGTAGCTGGTTTAGGTGGCGGTGGTGGAGGCGGTGCAAGTGTGGGTGGTTTAGGTGGTGGCGCAGCCGCACAACCACAAGCACCATCATTTAATATAGTAGGAGCAACAGAAACAAGTCAATTGGCAGAGGCAGTAGGTAGTCAGACACAACAGCCAGTACAAGCGTATGTAGTAGCAAATGACATAACAACAGCACAAAGTTTAGAAAACAACATTGTAGAGGGTGCAACGATTGGAAGCTAAATACAAAAAATAATTAAAAACATTATATAATAGTATGCGGATAGTAGAACTAATTTTAGACGAAGAACAAGAAATAGGTATAGAAGCTATTAGCGTAGTGGAAAACCCAGCAATAGAAGAAGATTTTATTGCCCTTAAATCACAAGAGTTTAAACTTGCAGAAGTAGACAAGGAAAAGCGTATTTTAATGGGTGCGTTATTAATACCAAATAAGCCCATATACAGACGTAATGGCGAAGATGAGTATTATATATATTTCTCAAAAGATACTGTCTTAAAAGCTTCGCAAATGTATTTAATGCAAGGCAAACAAAACAACAGTACATTAGAACACCAATATCAAATAAACGGACTGTCATTAGTTGAGAGCTGGATAGTAGAGGACAAAGTACACGACAAGAGTGTAAAGTATGGTATGGATTTACCTTTAGGAACTTGGGTAGGAAGTGTTAAGGTTAATAACGAGCAGATTTGGAATGAGTTTGTAAAAACTGGTAAGGTAAAAGGGTTTAGTATAGAGGGGTATTTTGCTGATAAAATGGAACGCCCTAAAGACCAAACTCTTGGGGATTTTATGACTGATGAACAAAAGCAAAAAGAGTTAGCAGCTATTGAGGAAGCTGAAGCAGAGTATTTATTAAGTGAGATACGAGCCATTATAAAAAGCGACAAGCGTGTAAAGGGCGGTAAGAAGATGATACTTGAAAGCTACTCGGATTATCCAAGTGGTGTAAAAAACAACGCAAAGCGAGGTTTAGAACTTAACGAAAAGGTAAACAACAAATGTGCAACCCAAGTAGGAAAGGTAAGGGCGCAACAATTAGCGCAAGGTAAACCAATATCTAAAGAAACAATTAAGCGTATGTATTCTTATTTGTCAAGAGCAGAAGAATACTACGACGAGGGCGACACAAAGGCTTGTGGTACGATTTCATATTTATTATGGGGTGGTAAGGCTGGTTTAAGATGGGCTAACAGTAAATTAAAGGAATTAGATGCGTAGATTTAAAAAATTCTTTACACCAAGTAGAACAAGTCCAAAGGGTGGGCGTAGAGCGTGTTTATGCGAGGATAATACCTATTCTATAAAGTGTTGTGATGGTAGTTTAAGGGCGCAAGGTATAGGCAGCACAGTAGGGCAAGAAACCCCACCACCAGAAGGAAGCTACGGATATAAAATACAACGATGTGGTCATAGCCAACAAAAGCACGTTTGGAACGGAGAACAATTAACAATAGGTAATGTATACTATTTTGATTTAGTACACGAAGGTCATAGTGGTTGCTACACAGTATTACAAGCAGATGACGAAACAAGTGGCTTCGAATGGGAAAGCGTAACTGCTTATGATAATTGTACAGATTGTGAAAATGCTAACTAAAAATGCAAAATTAATTTTTAACACTTATATATTAATATGAACACGAACGATATGATTAGTAAAATCAAAGATGTTCTAAACTTATCCGAAGAAGTTAAGTTGGAACAACAAGCGTTAGAGAACGGAACTGTTTTAGAAGCAGAAGCGTTTGAAGCTGGTAACGAAATATTTATTGTTACCGAAGATGAGAAAGTAGCTGTACCAGTTGGAGAGTATGAACTTGAAGATGGTAAAATACTTGTAGTAGCAGAAGAAGGTCTTATTGCTGAAATTAAAGAAGCTGCCGCAGAAGAAGAAGTGGTAGAAGAAGAAGTAGAAGCAACAGAAGATGTAGTCCTTGAAGAAGAAGAAAAAGAAGAAATGGGCTATGCTACTAAAGAAGAACTTGCAGAGGTTAAATCAATGATTGAGGAAATCAAAGCAATGTTAGAGCCTAAAGAGGACTTAAGCGCAGATGAGTTAGGTAACCTTGTAACAGAGGAATTATGTAAGCACGAAAAAGTAGAGCTAAACGAAGTACCAGAAGAAGTACAAGCTGAACTTAACGAACCAGCAGCCGAGCCAATCAAAGCTAACCCAGAGGTAAAAGAAAACCTATCTAAATTCAGTATCTCACAAAACAGAAGAATGAGTACATTGGATAGAGTAATGGCAAAATTTAATTAATAAACAAACAACTAAAAACTAAATAAAATGAGTGTAAACATTGTATCATCAAGTTATAGCGGGGAATTCAGCGGCAAATATGTAGCCGCAGCGTTGCTTTCCGCAGACACATTAGACAAAGGCAATATCACAATTATGCCTAACGTTAAGTTTAAGTCTGTAATCAAAAAGGCTTCAACTGACGACATCGTAAAAGACGCTACTTGCGACTTTCAAACTGGACAAGGGACTTTAACTCTTACAGAGAAAATCCTTCAGCCAGAAGAATTTCAAGTAAACCTTGACATCTGTAAAAAAGACCTTCATTCTGATTGGGAAGCTGCTCAAATGGGGTATTCTGCATTTGACAACCTACCATCTAACTTTTCTGATTTTGTATTGGCTCACGTTGCTGCTAAAGTAGCTGACCGCACAGAGAGAAACATTTGGGGTGGTTCTACTGCAACTTCTGGACAATTCGACGGATTTGCTACATTGTTAGCTGCTGATACTGATTTACCAGCTGGACAAGACATCGTAGGTACTGCTGTAACTGCTGCAAACGTAGTTGCTGAATTAGGAGATGTTGTAGATGCTATTCCTTCTACTGTTTACGGAAGTGAAGATTTAGCTATCTATGCTGCTTCTAACGTAGTACGTGCTTATACTCGTGCATTAGGTGGTTTCCAATCTGGTGGACAAGGTGCTGCTGGTTATGAGAACAAAGGAAACAACCAATCATTAGGTTCTTTATTCTTTGATGGTATCCCAGTAATTCCTTGTAGAGGTGCTGCTGACGATATGATTATCGCTGCTGAAAAGTCTAACCTTTTCTTCGGTACTGGTATCTTAAATGATATGAACGAAGTAAGAGTTATTGATATGGCTGAAACTGACGGAAGCCAAAATGTTCGTGTAGTGATGAGATTTACTGCGGGTGTACAATACGCTCAAGTATCTGACATCGTTTACAGAACTGTATAATAATTAATTAATCAACGTAGAAAGGGGTGGGGGATACACCCTACCCTTTTTTATTTAAAAAAACTATAAAAATATGGCTTGTTCATTAACTACAGGAAGAAAAGTACCTTGCAAAAGCGCAGTAGGTGGTATAAAAACTATTTACTTTGCTGACTTTGGTACTTTAGGCGAAGCAACTATCGCTGCAGGAGAGATTACTGCTTTTAGCGGAACTCCAGATTGGTTTCAGTTTGATGTTAAGGGTAATTCTTCTTTAGAAACTGCTATCAATTCTTCTCGTGAGAATGGTACAACTTTCTATGAGAGTACACTTAACCTTACACTTACATTCCAAGACAAAGCGACACAAGAGGAACTTAAACTAATTGCACACGCAAGACCACACATCGCAATAGAGGACTACAACGGAAACTATTTCGTTATGGGATTAGAACACGGAGCTGATGTAAATGGGGGGACTATTGTAACTGGAGCTGGAATGGCTGACTTAACTGGGTACACAATCACAGCGGTAGCGCAAGAAACTGCACCGCCTTACTTTGTGACTGGGTCAGTAATTACTGCTGATGCTTCTGCTTCACAAATCGACCCAACTGCATAATCACAATTAGGGTTTTAAATTTAGGGTTATCTTAACGGATAGCCCTTTTTTTATGCTTTATTTTTAGCTTCCAACAGATAAGAACAAAAAAAAATTAAAAAAAACTTGTTAATTATTTGTTTATAACAATAAAAGTGTTGTATATTTGTAATGTAAAACAAAAACAAAAACTAAATATTATGACAACTGAATTAACAAAAACAGAATTAAATCAAACAGAGGTAAACTTATTATTAAGCTTAATGACTAATAAAGTTAAAGAAGGTCAAGAGAAAGACATTAAAAAAACACTTGTTAAGCTAATGGATGGCTCTGACCACCAATCAGATACTTATTACAGTATCTTAAATAAATTTGAAATTTAATAACACAAAATAAAAACATCAACACCCTCGCAGAAATGTGGGGGTTTTTTTATGCCTTACAATACAAAATAAATTAGTTTTGTTTATATATTAATATGAAGCTAATAGGCACAAACGGAAATAAGACCTTTAAGATAATACCAAGACAATATATTAATGGTGGTATAACAGTAAATCTTACAAGCGAAAGCACTGGTACAAACGTAAACTTAACTCCTACTGCATCAACTGATGGTAACTATATGAGTTTTGATGCGGTTTTTGGGGCGCTAACAGAAGGCGATTTTTATATATTAGAAGTTAAAAACGGAACTGCTGTAATATACAAAGACAAAGTATTTTGCACAGACCAAACAATAAACCAAACTACTAACGATTACTACTCTATCAATAAAGATGAGTATGTACAAGAAGATAGTTTTGATAACGATTACATTATATTATGAACGATTTAAGAGTAGTTAATTTAAGCAACTATACAAGCCCAGAGATTATAGAAAAGTCTAATAAGGAGTGGGTAAGTTATGGTGCAGATAACAATTATTTTAGTCACTTAATTAGTAACTATGAAAATAGCCCTACTAATAATGCTATTATAAATGGTATTAGCGAAATGATATATGGCAAAGGTTTAGATGCTTTAAACAGCAATAAGAAGCCAGAAGCATACGCAAAGATGAAAACATTATTTCACAAGGATTGTGTGCGTAAGTTATGCTACGACCTTAAATTAATGGGTCAATGTTCTATGCAAGTTATATACTCAAAAGACCGCAAGACTGTGGCACAAGTAGAGCATATCCCAGTTGAGAACTTAAGAGCAGAGAAATGCAACGATAAAGGCGAGATAGAGGCTTACTACTATTCTGATGATTGGAGTAAAGTAAAAAAAGCAGACGATTGCACACGCATACCAGCTTTTGGTTATTCAAAAGAAAATATAGAGATAGTATACGTTAAGCCTTACAGAGCTGGGTATAAATATTATTCTTCTCCAGATTATGCTGGGTGTTTACAATGGTGTGAAACTGAAAGTGAGGTATCAAATTTTCACTTAAACAACACTATGAATAGTTTTTCGCCTAATACCTTGATACAATTTAACAATGGCACTCCAAATGCGGAAGAAAGACAAATGTTGGAAAACAGAATAGCCGCTAAATTTACTGGCAGTGGTGGAAATAAGTTTATACTTGCTTTCAATGATAACAGCGATAGTGCAGCAACAGTTGAAACGCTACCAATTAGCGATGCTCACAATACTTATGAATATGTAAGTAATGAGGCAACTAAAAAAATAATGGTAGGTCATAGAGTTGTTTCTCCTATGTTATTAGGTATTAAAGACCAAAGCGGACTTGGTAACAACGCAGACGAGTTAAAGACTGCAAGTATCCTAATGGATAACACAGTTATTAGACCATTTCAGACACTTTTAATAGATGCCTTTGATAGTATATTAGCTTACAATAATATTAGCTTAAAACTATACTTTAAGACCTTACAGCCTTTAGAATTTACAGACCTTGAAAACGTAGAGGATGAAGAAACTAAAGAAGAAGAAACTGGTGTAAAGTTAAGCGCAGAATTACCAGACGAATTAGGTAGCGATATAGCGGATGCACTTATAGATTTAGGGCAAGACGAAGCAGAGCTATTAGAGGAATTTGAAGTAATAGATGAAAGAGAGGTAAACTACGATGAAGAACAAGGGTTAGATGAGGTAATAACAGACCTTAACAAACCTAAAGACAAAAGTTTACTATCAAAGATTTGGGAGTTTGTAAGTACAGGTAGCGCAAAGCCTTACAAAGAGAGTGAGCAAGATGGCACAAGTAAACAAACAAAAGAAGAAGGTAACGAGTTTTTAGTGCGTTATATGTACAGCCCACAAAGATATAGTGCAAACTCAAGAAAGTTTTGCAAAAAGATGGTAGATGCTAAAAAGGTATATAGAAAAGAGGATATTATTTCTATGGACAAAAAAGTAGTAAATGCTGGATTTGGAAAAGGTGGTAGCGATACATACAGCATCTGGCTTTATAAAGGCGGTGCGAGATGTCAGCATAAATGGCTTCGTAAGACTTATGTACGCAAAGATGGTGCTAAAGGGTTAGGCGATGCAATAAGTACAACAGAGGCAAGGAAAAGAGGTTTTAAGCCAGAGGCTAATGCTCAAGAAGTACCAGTTGCACCAAAGGATATGAAGTATAAAGGCTATACGGCAGAGTATTGGAACAAAATGAAATTTAGAAACTAATGGCAACAGCATTATTTATAAGCACAAAAGACCTTAAGAAAAACTCCATCATTGATGGGAATGTAGACATTGACAAGATGCTACAGTTTGTTAAGGTTGCACAGCAAATAGACATACAGAACTTATTAGGTACAGACTTATACAACAAGATTAGTGCTGACATTATAGCTAACACATTAAGTGGCGATTATTTGACATTGGTAAACACATTCGTTCAGCCAACATTGATTTGGTTTGCGCAGATGAATTACATACCATTTGCAGCGTATACAATTACAAATAAATCTGTACTTAAACACAGTAGCGAAACAGCGCAGAACGTAGACAAAAACGAGGTAGATTATTTAGTTGGAAAAGCAAGGGAATACGCAAACTACTACTCAACACGATTAGTAGACTATTTATGTTTTAACAATAACTTATTCCCAGAGTATTTAAGCAACACTAACGAGGATATTAGCCCAGATACAGACACAACCTTTAACGGATGGGTTTTATGAAGTACAAAGTAAAAGAAATAAACCTTAACAAGCTAAAGCAGTACATAGAGAGTAAAAGCGAAAAAGAGGCAAAAAGATTTTATAAAGAATTTAAACAAACAAATAAATGAGTTGGGGAGAAATATATAACACAAGTTGGTGGGGAGTAGCAATTGATACTGCATCTTCAGTAGGAACAAAACCAGACTTCTTTAGTGGTCAGTTTACAA